GCTCTCATAATTCTATGAATTAACATAGCATCTTCCATAAGAGTTAATTGTTTCCAAACTTTACGAGCCGCTTCTAAAGTGGACCTACCATATGGTAAAAAATTAGCGTCACTCAATAATCTAAAATGTGCTACTTGGAAGGCTTCTAAATCATCATCGTGTGGCCCGTATGTAGTATGTCTTACATTATCAACAGGAGTCATACGAAATTGTACCATATGTGGATTTTCTTCATCCTCGCCTTCTAATCTTGTAACGTCATAAGGACTCATCGGTACAACATTTGTAATACCAAACTTCTCATCTATATCAAGAAACAAATAGAAGTCTCCATATTTACACATATTACGAACCCATGGCCATAAATTAAATTCTATATTTAAAACATCATAAAATAAATTATGTAATATATCGTGAACATTAGTATTATCAGTTTCAATATCTAAAACTTTACCATACTCATTCTTCATAGTAGATTCATCTGCATAAATATCAAGTGCAGATGAAATGATAGAATCAGAATCCATCGTTTCATAATCTTTAAACAAACCTAAACGTTGTTGTTGAATTACAAGACCGCCATCATAACCAAATTGTTTCGATGAAGAATAGATTTTTTGATATCTATCTATCAACTGATGTTTAATACTCGCTTGGGTTCTTGAGGTATCAGAAACTTTAAGTCTCTTACCACCTACTTGTCTAACTACAACATTGGTAGAAAACAATCTTTTTAATCTCGTAAATAATGTTTTATCTACAGCCATACTTAACTCCTACAATAACCATTGAAGGTCCTCCTGTTCTTTATTCGGACCTATTTCTATTTTCCAAGAATCTTCTTTTTTTCCTGGTGTATACACTAATTGATTAGGAGTTCCGAAATTAGAAATTGTCTTTTTAGATAATTCTATTCCTTCTGCCCTTAATCTTAATGCAGTATCTCTAACCCACAACGCTATGCCATAACTCATAACTAAATCGTCATTATAACCGGTCATAGCCTGTGCTTTATTGTTGTTATATATAAATACAAACAACTCGTCAATTAATCGATTTGAACGAACAATTACCGCTTTTTCTCTAAAGTATTCCTCTAATTTAGCAATAACAAGTGGTCTTGTTTTCATCGTCATAGAGAATCCAGGTTTTAAATTTCTATCCTGTATTCTATATTTATTTGTTAATTGATGTTCAACATCGACATATTGTAAATCTTTACTCGTATAAAATAAATTCTGATAATCTCTATCAATAATTTGTTGAATAGCGGCCCAACCTATATTGTTATTCTCCACTACTAATAATGCATCATTATATTCAGTAGCGGTATTTACACATAAATTACCAAAATCCTTTGTTCCTATTTTACCACGATACTCGGCAACTTGGGCCATTGATTCTAATTCTAATATATGAAATGCGCTATAGTCAGAACCATCCCCTCTACTAACATCCGCACTCATTATATAATTTTTAGTATAATCAGGTTGTTCCCATATCCAAACATTTGAATCTATCCCTTGTTTCAACATAGGGTCTTTACATTGTGTATCTCTGTATTCTTGTAAAATAACACCATCGACAACCATTTGTCCTGAAGTTAAAAAGTCACAATCACATTCTTGTGCGGCGAGTGACGGTCCTAATAACTTGTCTTGTTCTGTTCTATATCGTTTGTCACGTTCAGGATGTAAACTCCAATGTAATTTAATAGTATGAAAACTATTAACTCCTTCTTCAGCATCAATCCATGTTCTATGAAACCAATTACCAACACCATTAGGCGTAGAAAGTGCGATACATTGTCCGCCGGTCGAAAGCGTCTGTTGAGCCGCAGCCCATATCGTATCAATCTTATCAATAAATGCGGCTTCATCTAATACTAATAACGATAGTGCTTCTGAACGACCTGAGTCTTCACTACTTGAAACCGCTTTAACTTGTGAACCATTACTATATCGTAAAGAGAGTTTATTATCTTCTATACATTTTTGTTTTAACCAATTAGGTAAGTTGGAATGCATAACTCTAATTTTCGTAACAAGATTTTTTGCGGTATCTTGTTTAGTTGCCAACACTAAAATATTTTTATCATTTCGAAATGTCATTAACCATAAAGAGTACGCCGCAGTCAAAGTAGATATACCTAACTGCCTCGCCTTCAAGATAATATTATATTTATGACCTAAAAGTTCCTTAAGGGTATTAACTTGAAAATCATATAAATCAAAAGGAATTTTACCACGAATAGGATGTTGAATAACACAATACTTTTTAATAAAGTATGAAGGGTCATTACCACAATTAATATATTCTTGTCTTAATGCTTCTTTTAAATCGTTAGATTTCATTAAATTTTACCTAATATGAATCCTATACCCAACCACAAATATTGATTTTCATACCACTTCTTTTCAATCAACTTTACCATCTTTTCATTCATTTTATCACGAGCTTTCAACAATATAATCTGTTTATCTTTAGCCACTATCATCAAAGAATCTACCTCAGCAGAACCTTCTAATTTTACTACCAAGTTTTCACAATCTCTAATCACAACTTTTTGTGATGCGATTAATGAATCGGCTTTTTCTATCTTACCTTTCCATTGTGCATCTCGCTGTTTTATCATCTCTAAAGCCTCTGCTTGTGTGTATGTATCTTGGCCGTCTACCATTGATAAAACAAAAAATGAAATTAAGAAATATTTTAATATTTTCATACTAAACCTCATTTACTTTTTGCAAACTTTCTTAGAAAATCTTCAGCTGATTCTACTTCATCATTATCATATACTTCTTGCATTTTCTGAGTCTTCTTTTTAGACATAGTAAGTTTTCTTTTCATATTACCAATCTCTTTTTTAGAAGCCTTCTTTGCTGTCTCTAATTCTACAATCTGTTTTTCAACTTTCTTTTCTTCTTTCTTATTTTCATCGATAACTTTTTTAAGTTTCTGTACTTCTTTACTCTTTGCTTTATTAACAGCAAATAGAGCACCTATAGCACCAAGAAGTCCTAAAATATATTTAAGCCACTTCATTTAATACCTCCAACTCTTTTTCAAGTTTTGTTATTTCACCTTCAAAAAATTTTACAGCTTCGTCAATCTTTTTATCCCATTCTTCAGGATTAGCGGCCTCGTATTTTTCTTCATCTATACCACCGAGTTCAGGATTTATAGCATTATAAAATTTAACGCTTTTTTTATCATAAAATTCCTTCACGCCTTGTAAGTCATCTTTATATTTAGATAATCTATTTTCTATAACTTTTCTTTTTTTCCAATCATCATATTTCCCGTCAAGAATTAAACGATTTTCAAATTCAATTTGACAATCAAAACAATGTCCAAATTGTCTCCACACTTGATTATCTATATTTTTTTTCATAACCTTCTTACAAGATGCACAAAACCAAGGCATACGAACTTCTTTCATTATGTCGGTTAACGGACTTTCTATATTGCCTTGTTTTTTCTTCTCACCTTCATACCCAACAAATATTCTTTTCTCAGGAGTTTCTCCGTTTAATATAGCCTCCATTGCTTTATATTCTCGAACTCTTTCTTTTCCACTTTTACCAAAATCACTCATAACCTATCTCGCATATTTTAACATTCCTAATATTTGATTAACAGGGGCGAATAATCCTGTTAATTTATAAACCTTACCTTTAAACATAAAAGTAATCCCTTCTGTAGGTACTAACTTTTTAAATCCGCCCATTGATTGTACTTTATCAATTTGTACTTTCATCTTATCAATAATTCCTAAATCTTTACTTGAACGAATTTGTTTAATTGTTTTTGCTAATTCTTTTCGCATTTTAACAGCGGCTTGTGTTGGATTGGCAGATAAGAAGTTTTCCATATTAGATAAAACTTCCGCGCCTAGGTCAAGAAATATTCTTTCAAATTTAGAAACATTATCTTTCCATATTTTAGTGTGGTCTACTTTATCTGTAGACAACACCCAATCTAAAAACTTAGGATATTCTTTTAAATCTTTTTTAATCTGTGCTATCTTATATGATTTATCAAAAAACGCCCATCTCTTCATCAAACTATATAAAACGTTATCTGTAGGATTAGGGTAATCAGATGATTTCGCTCCTGCTAAAACATATTCTAACCAATAATGTTGATGATAATCACCGACCGTATCTGTATCAGAAAGTACGTAATCACGTTGTAAAGTATTTACTCTACTAAGAAACGTTGATTTCTTTGCTTCATAATCTTTCACTTTTGGCAATTTAGTATTAGGTAACGCTTGTATGTTAAAATGTTTTTGAACATTAGCGTTGACTTTTTTGATTAATTTTGTTAAAGTTGACCCTGCAGATTTACTCTGTCCTATAGGTTCTCCTTTTTCGTTATAAGTCATAGTCCCGTGAAACACTAACATATTAATTCCGTATGGTATAACATTTGTAGTAGGACCATAAATTACTTCTAAACTCATAAAGGATTTTCCGTTATCAAAAATATTTTCTAAATCTCTTTTACCTAATCTCTTAATAGACTTTTCTAAATCTTTCATAGCATAAACAAAAGCGTTTTCAATCTCACCTCTACCTGAAAACATATCTTTTAAACCATTTATATCAAGAGAATTTTTACCAAAGTTTTTTAATTGTCCTTTGTTCCGAGCCGCTCTTACTTTCCCATCAATATATGAAATCATAAGATTTTGACCATCCGTTTTTTCAGACACACTTTCAAGATTGCCTTGAAGTGCTAAATCTATCATTGTTTTCAAATCTCTAAACGTTAACCTATTGTCATCGAAAGGATGAGCAAGATGTCCGTAGGCTCCACCCATTAATAATAACTCTTTCTCTTCTATAAATAGTTGTTTAGATTTCGAAAATACATTTTCTTTTATGTCGTGTTGGTCAGTTAAATCTTTACCAACACCTGGAGAAATTACCGTTCCGATTTTATTCTTCCTCGCAGAATCTACGCCTAACCATTTTATAACTTCCCATCCAAAATCATCACATATCTTTTGTATAAAATCTTGATACTTTCCGACAGCGTGTTTAGACCCCTTTGCTGTTCCTGAATCTAAATAAGAAACTGCTGGTACCGTATTGTATTTTAAAGTATAATCTTCGATAGGGTCAAATTCAGCATATATCAAATGGTCTAAAACTTTCCAATCTTCATTACCATATAAATCCATCAACCATGCTGTAGAATATTTTCTATAATCAGCATAACTCGCATAATATGTTGGCGGTCCGTCATCAATATGATTTGTAGCCGTTGTTGTTGCTTCTGAAAGTTGCCCGCCAAACTTTTTAATTAGGAATTGTAATATCTTTTTGTCAACCTTTTTATACATCCTTTTAAATAATTCTTCTTTCGCAGACATATTCACAGGCCCACCAAAAGTTGACCTTACCTTTGTTCCGCTGACAGCCTCTCCACCTATTTTAAAATTAGTTGGTGGTACTGCTAAAACAAACCCGCCTTCTTTATAAGGTATAGTTTTTCCTGATTTATATGGTTTGAAATATTTACCTTTTAATCTTTCAGAATCTTTTTGGCCTACTGCGGCTATATATGTAGTTTCTTCAGAAAAATCTTTTAATATTTCAACAGGTGAATAAGGATTACGAACTTGTACTATTTTATTATTAGGTATATTAAAAAACTTTGTAATAATAGATTTCTTTTCTTTAAAATTTAACGGACTACGACCTGGTTCCGTTTTATTACTTGTACCAACAAAAACCTTGTCCTTTCCGAATTTTTTTATTAACTTCTTATACGTTGAGTAGTGTCCTATATGAAACGGCTGAAATCTTCCTGAATAAACTACTACAACTCCTCCCGTATCTTCTTTTATTTTAATCTTTTTACTTTTTGTATCCTCACCTAACACCTTTAAAAGTGTAGTAAATACTTGGGGATTTGTATTTAAAAAATTTTGTAATTTAGATATATCCGTAGCATAACTTTTAGGTATCAAATTTTTTGAAACTAATCGTTTAAGTGCTTTTTTAATTTTAGGATTTTTAGTTATGTCCTCATCAATAAGTGGCCGGACTAACCAATCAGAAAGTTTGGACATTATTTTATTCCTTGTTTCTTTAGTACCCTTGCTCTTTTAATCCAATTTATACCGATTCTGTTTTTAACAGGGGCTTTAACAAATTTATTTACACCTTGTTTTACTAACCCTTCAAATTTTTTCTCTGCCGCATCTTCATCGAGTGTCTTACTATTATCAACAATTAAAAAATTACGACCAAATAATTTTTGAAATCCGCCTAAATTTTGTTGTACATCTGCCCAACTCTCACGTACAATCTTTTCAGGAACAACTCTGTCTCTTTCTAAATTTCTTTGCATAGCAATTTCTAATGAAGTATTTACAAATACCATATAACAATCATATCCTAAATCTTCAAATTTTTGTTTCTTTTTTGCTATAGAGTGAAACTTATGTCCTGTGCCATCTATAATAACACCTAAGCGACCACGAACATAACTTTCCATTCTTGCTTTAGTTAAATCTTTAGCATATGCTCTCATACCACTATTCATATCAACTTCGTTACCTTCGAAATCCACACCTGTTATATCTGCAAATAGTTCTTCAGGCATATTATCTAAATCAGTAGTTCCGAAATACTTCTTTAATAACATTTCTAATTCTGTATCTTGGTTGACAAGTTTAAGTCCGACTACAGAAAAGTTTAATTTTTTAGGTATTCCATATAATCCACGAGTTACCCAAGTTTTTCCTGAACCTGGTCCGCCGGCTAAAAATATTGCTTTTAGTATACCTTTATCATCTACACCTTCTTTCATAATCTGTTTATCACTAACGGGTTCTTTATTTATAGGATTATCCGCCTTTTTTATAGTATCTGCAGGTACAGAAGGTTTTTCTACTAAAGAATATCCTATTATTCTTTGCATTTGTTTATCTAAAGCAGATTGATAAGCCGGCCATTTATCGGATTCTAAAAAACCGGTGTAGCCTTTGGTCCCGGGGCTTTTATCTGAATTTGTGGCTTCTAATAATGTTTTAAGTTTTACCATAAATTTACCTATATATTATTACACAATAATAAATATATAAGGCATAAATTATACTTCAAGGCTCCTACGAAACCATCCGTAAAGAAACTTTTCTAAGACGGGCTTTCTTGAGACTAAATCACAATAATATTTCACTCTGTAACATCTTGCTCTCTTCAATTCTACTTTTTGTAGAGCTTCGATGGTTATCGGCCCGAGACCACCATCGACTTTAAGGGTACTCCCCTTTGAGTTGGCTGTTTGCTGTAAAACCTTTACAGCTCTACTTCGCCCCATATTCACTACCATGTCGAAATAAATATGTCTTAGGTCAGGCTTCAATTCTTCAACTTTAGCCTTATCCCAATAGTCTCTCTTATAAATATCAACCGCATCTTCCAAAGTTAAGTTTTTTATATCTAAATCCGGATAAGCCCGTTTAGATACACCGTATTTTGTTTCACCGCCAGGGTCTTTAGGGTCATTTACATACCCGCCTTCGTGATGTAATACAGCTTCGATTACTTCTTTAAATTCTACTAACATTTATCTCTCCTATTAAAAGTTTCTATTTGATATTTTTGTTTTGACTTCATCTAAGGTACTACTACCTGTAATAGCCCCTCTTAAAAATTTTATCTCATCAGTTAATTCTTGAATTGATTTTATTATCGGTGATACAAATTCAGTATATCTTAACCCGAGAGTACTATCTATTGCGGTCCAATCTGATAAAGGACCATAATAATTAGTAGAAGTCGTGTCCTCAATTTCTTTTTTTGTTGCTACACGAGATTCACTATAATTAAACTTAAAGTCTGCTATATCTAAACTACCGGACATTGCTATTATTTCTCGTTTAGATAAAGTTAGTTTGTCAATAGTACCTTCTGCAGAAGAATCTGCTGATGCAGTTACGTGTCTTGTCCAATATTCTTCATCTATAGTGTAATCTTCTGATTTTATATATCCTGCAAAATCATCAGTATGTACAGAAGAACTTACGAGTGATTCTGATACTTCTTGTGCTACTAATCCGTAATGTGTTCTAATACCATCTTTACGTTGAAACTTTACAGGATTAAGTGAATTAACAAAGCTAAGTCCTAAATCAGACCCACTTATTTGTATTTTTAAATTTCTATCTGATGTATTAATACTTCCGTCAGTAGACCAAACTTCAGTCCATCTATAAGTTGAGGACCCTAAAGTATAGGCATTATCTGTGTAAGGTAAAAAAGCGGCATTGTGCCTTCCGGAAAAATTGCTCGGCGATACTACTTTAAACTCGTCACCACCGGTAAAATATCCTGAATATGCTAAGGAACCTGCACCAGGGTGTGTTGTACCGGCTACATCAGAATAAATACCATAATGGGAACACAAATCTCCGGAGGTTGTACCGTTCATATCTATCATCACACCATAACGATTCGTATAATTCGGTTCTGTACCTGCATCGGTTTCTGTTTGTTCTCCTTCATCTTCAACTAAAATTCCATAAAACTTTCCTTCTGAATCTAATTCATTATCAATGTAAAGACCGTGTATAGTGTTTGCACCGGCATTAGGCGAAGGTGGTGTAGTGCCGGTTGCACCGAACAAATAGTAACCACCATAAAGTGCTGGTCCGGTGGTATCACTATCAGTTCTTGCTGAAGCACCCCTTAATGTATTATAACTTCCATATACCGCGCCTACGCCG